TACCCCTTGGAGTTCTTGCCTTGGTGTAAAGAGTGCTAATGTATGACTCCATAGCGGTGAGAGTGAAAATATGATTCCACAAGGTAAGAACCGGTGGGTGTCCATAAAGTCTTGATGGAGAGTATTTGCTAAAATGAACAACCTCCCCCATGATGTAATTCTGCTCGTCCTTACCGGACTTATTTACAAACTCAATGGCGTGAAGTCCTCCGCCGCAAACACCGCACTTATCATATTTATCCTCGCTGATGTAGTCTCTATGTGTAATACAGGTGTAGCGGGAATGTCCTCGGTCCCCGTCCTCATCTACTTCAATGTGCATTGTAGTGGGGTCTCCTCGGTAAAGTTCATTAATTTTTGACATCACTACCTGTCCCTTTTTATCCAAATAGTAGTCCTTAACTAAAATTAAATACGCATCATCTAGAACATTTAAATCGGTTTCTAGTTCCTTCAACACATCAATAAACATTTGGTGAGAGGAGTTGATATACCCTTCAAAGAATTCATAGGCATACATTTTTTGATTTAGGTCGGGCCTTCTCAAATCAAAAGACCCGCAGTTTGAACATCCCTCTACCTCTTTATGGTGTTCGTATCCACAGTTATTACATTTCATATCAAAGGCCTTAATCCATTCGTAGCCTCGTCGGAAAATTTCCGTCTTTAGTTGCACCAAGCAGGTTCTAACCACGGTGGAGTTCTCAGCGGTTTGGTAGAGATATTTTCCTGCGTAGTGTTGGGGCATTCTTCTCTCTTGGATGCCCATGTTATACACTTGGTCGTTGGCAGGAGTAGGGGTTCTTCTCCTAATTAAATTGCGAAGGGTATCTCTTAGTCCCATATTTAGTCCTCCTTAACGATAGAGTCCACGGTGTTCATGTAATCCCACCGACTGTTTTCCCTATATTTGATAACATCGGCTTCCTGTATATTATACTTTTGCAACTCATCCTTATTTACAGCATCCTTCCAGTTTTCCCACTTGATTAGTTTAAAAATTTCTTCAAGGCGAGGCTTAGACCACGGTTCCTTTTTGAAATTTTGCTTAATCATAATGGCCTCTTGAAGAAGTTTGCCCTGTTCTTTTTTCATTCGTAGGTGGGGGATAGTTTTTTCTAGCAATTTAGTGATGTCCCCTTGACTGTAAAAATTCAATCGGTGCTGACTTCGGTTGTTTTCACCAACCTTTTGGTCAAGGTGTAGGCGGCCAATTTTCAATTGATTTTCCATTTCCTTGAAGAAGGCCTTACCACGGTCCCCAGTAGCAATCATACCCACACGAGGGGCGTGTTTTGCATCCATTGTAATGTAACCATCGGAGTCAATGAAACCCGCCACATAAGAAAAAAGGTCCTTTTTGATTTCATCCGAGAAGATAAAGTATTCTCCCTCTACATTGATGGCGTCTATTTTCTTAAGCATTTTTGAAATTGTCTGTGGTGTGGTAGAACGGTGGTAGGACGAAGGCAACAGGGAATGAATGGTGTTGCTTGTGATTCCGGGGTTATTACAAATAGTTTTAACCAACATATCCTCCAACACCTTTTGTCGTGGCTTACGAATAGATTGATGAGAGATTTCTTTTAGGATTGCTTTAATTGCTTTTTTTGAGGATTTAAACTTACCAACCTCAGTTGTGTATTCCTCTCCGTAGTCTAGACTAGATTTTGAAATGTCGGCTTCCCACATTTTTACCAAGTTATCAATAACTGTTTGGCGAGTTTCGCCGTCTTTGATGTGATAGAGTTTCTTTAACATACCGATATTCGGTGTGAGCATTTTAACTGATTTCTTGAACGGACGGAGCCAATAAATACTATCTAAGGAGTTATCCAAATGTTCTGTATAGGCTTTAATTAAATGGTTAATGGTAGAGGACATTTTTTGCCTTGTGTCTCCCTTGAGGGTTCTTCTAATGACCCGTAGTTCCTTGACTACTTCGGGGATGGTCTTTTCTTCAATTAGAGGTTCGGTGGGCATTTTAGTGATATGTTCTCTAGCCTCGGTAAAGTTAATTGATAGGTTAGATGAGATGTCTTTAATAACTTCGGTTTCATCATGGCATTGATATTGAAGCCATGACATTTCAATATTTGCGGCCTCTCTAATTTTTTCTTCAATGTCCTTTACTTCCGATTCTGCTTGGTCTAACTGGCCCCCCGCTGTTTTTCTTCGGTTCAAAAGTTCTTCTAAAGCATCTGTGTCAATTTCTTCGTCCTTAATAATTAATTCCATAAATACCGCCTCCTAAACTAATTGCTGGTTGGTTAGTGCCAAAAATATCCATTTCTTCTAATTCAATAAAAGCATCGGAGAATCTTTTTGTGGCGTGATTAGCCAAAGCCAATGCAATAACTGTATCGTCATGTGCGCCGAGTCCCTCAATTCTTCCATTGTTTCCAATACCAAATGCCTCCAATTCTTGGATAATTACATTAGAAACTTTCTTGTCCTCGTCCCTTTGATACGGTAAGAGGATTTTATTATTTTCAAAATTCATCTGCAAGTTAAGAATAATCTCTTCCTTTCTTTTTCTGCTCATGGTGAACTCCTTAACGGGAAAGTCGGAAATATCTCGGAGTTCCATAGCAAAGGATTTAGCAAAGGTATTTGTTTCAATCATTACGATTTCCGGTGTGAACCTTTGGCACAAATCGGTGATGCGGGTAATGTGGGAACGGAAGTCCATGTTCTTTTCCCGAACCATGTGAACAACTTTCTTATTCAAGTCCTCATCCACCTCAAGAACAATCATAACGGTGTAGTCTCCGTTAATGCTCATAGATGGGTCGTAGCCTATGTAGTATTTGAAAGCCTCGGTGTTTCCGTGGTATTGTAGGGAGGAAGTTCGGTCTTTTGCTTTCTCCACATGTTCCTTCCCGAACAACATTGTGTTGGAAGAAATAGGAATGCAAAGGTATTCTCTTGTAAATTTGGAAGAACCGATTTCTCTTCTGCGACGGTCCAACGAATCAATATCCCATCGGGAGGGCCAAAGTGCTTCACCTGCTTGGTTGATGGCGGGATAACGCTTCACATCATATTCGGTGTTCTCCTCCAATTCAGCGAATATATCCGTGTAGGTAAAGGGTGTTCCAATCATTCTCAAAGAGGAGGTGTGGTGGAGGGTAGGAATCATATCTCCCCAAAACCAATCTGCTACTCGCTGAATGGCGGTCATAGAGAACTCCTTCATCGGGTCGTCAATGATAATTTCATCGGGGTGAAGTCCTCGGATTTGAGAACCAACCGACCTTTCAACGATGCGGTTTCCATTAGTAAGTTCCATTCGGCCAACGGCCCAACCCTGTTTAGGTTTGTATTTCTTCAAGGCGGGAATAGTAGAAAACATTCTATCAATGTCTTTCATGTGAACCATTGTTTGTTTTTGGTTAGAGGAGATGTAAATAATTTCGTATGGGGCTTCTTGGAAACATAATTGGAAAACACACCACGAGTGGAAGAAAACTGATTTACCGTGGTCCCGTGAACAAATTGTAACGGTGCGTTGGGTGGATTGAACACGCTCAAGCCATTCCCTGTGAAACGGGGCCATTTCAAAACCTAGAACTCTAGTGAAGAAATATTCAAAATTGCCTTTGGAGGCTTTCATGTCCATCTCGGTTAGTAGGTCCATTATTCTCCCCTCTCCTTTTTACGCCTATACCTTTCTCTTTGTTGACGATTTCTTTCTTCTCTAAATTCGGGGTCATTAACAAGCCTTTCTCTTCTTTGACGACTTCTTTTTTCTCTAAGTTCGGGGTCAGCGATTCTTTTTCTGTCTCTTTCTCTTTGTCTTTCTCTAACTTCGGGGTTATTAGCATACCTTTCTCTTTGTTGACGATTTCTTTCTTCTCTAAGTTCGGGGTTAGCGATTTTTTTTCTGTTTTTTTCTCTTTGTCGCTGTTTTTCTCTTTCTATATTATAGTTTGAATTTATTTCTTCCAATCTTTCTAATAATTTTTCATATTGTTTTGCTTCTGCCAAATTTATAAGTTCTTCAAATTCATTTTCAGTAATAAATTCTGTTAATCCACCCTGACCAATTGATTGTTTTAGACTATGAGAGGCGGTTAATTTTCTAGCCTCTGCACTTGGAATACCAAATACTTCTACAAGAAACCT